ACCAAGTGGGCGGCGCACGAGTGTGCCGATCTGCCCTTGCGGTTCGTCCGGTGACGACACCATTCCGCGCCATTGGGTCTTACCACCACCCATGAGTGCGTATGGTCTGAAGTCCGTTGTCTTGCGCGACATTACGGTTCCGGGAAATAGACATCGTCCGCGTCGATCGACATGCTCCACACGCTGAGAACGTGGTTCGCGATGGCCGAGGCGATCAACTTCTTCGCTTGCTTTTCGTTGAGAGCGAAGGGGATGTCAACCGTGATGTCCCCCTCTTGATGTGTTACGCCATCGGTCGCCGCTGCATGAAGAATCACCACATAGCCAGTCGACGACGTGGAACATTGCGATGCGGTTGCGATGGCGTAGGTCATCAGATGCTCTCCCAGATTTGGTAGTTGTGAACCGTCAACGAACCCGTTGCCACGGTCTGCGTGAAGAACACATCGACCGCGTTTGCTGCCGTGTTGTCGAAGCCGCCACCAACTGCCGGAGCGGACACCGGGCAAAGCAACACGCCGTTGCCACCAGCAGCAGGAAGCGGAGCCGCAATGACGGCTTCCGACGTGAACCTGCCCATGCCGAACAGCGTCGTCGTTGTCGTCGTACCAACGGCGCGGCAGATCAACTCAACTTCCAACTCCCACGGCACCGTCGTCTTGGCGACGATGTTCAGGTTCAGCGCACCAGTATCGAATGCGACGATGGTGCCGCTTGGCCCAGTGCGGATGTCGAAACGTGCAGTGCCGGGAGTCGTGACAGCGCACGAGATGCGGCCTTGAAGTTTGACTTTCCACGCCTTGCCGACCGTCCAGTAATTGTTCGGGAGAATCAGGCGCGATGCAACCGGGATGCACGAGGCAGCGGCAGCGGCGACCAGTGCCGGGCCATCGGTTGTTCCGATGACGAGCGGGACGTACGAGGATGGATTGGGGTATGCCATGTGAATGCTCCGATCAGACCAGGTCGAACCAACCGTTTGCCGGCGTTGCTGCAGTCAGCGTGTTGCCGGTCGTGGTGGCAGGGATATCCGCCGGCGTGCTGTCACCAACGAAGTACCCCACCAACGGAGACGTCTTGCCCCAGAGTGTGCCGCTCATCATCAGCACGCAGTAGCGCCACGCTGGGATCGAGCCACCTGATGCAGTCCAGACACCTGATGCAGACGAGAGTTTGTATCCACCGGTGATCGCCGTTGCAACAACAGACGCGAGAGTTAGACCGCCCGCCGTGTAGCCGTTCGCTGTTGCGAGTTCGTTCGCGCTGATGTCGGCATAGACCGAGTTTCCGGTGACGGTCGAGTCAGGCGTCCACGCATTGGTGACAAGCACGAGCTTGAACGTACCAGCAACAATGTCGTTCTGCCGCAGGTCTGCCTTGTTCTTGGAAAATAGGATGACGTTACCGGATGCCATGATCAGTCTCCTTCGGCCAGGCGTTCAACATGCGAATCGAGATGAGACAGTGCAGTCTGCAATGACTCAGCGACGTACTGTGCATCGATGGCCTTGGCACCAGAAATGGACGCTTCAATGGCCGCCCTCAGTTCTGCAACACTCATGATCCTGCTCCCAGTAGATCGGAAATTTTGGCCTTCGCACGTTCGATGCGCTTTTCGAGATCAGCCAGGGCTGCCTTCGCGACAGACGTAGCCTCCTGCGCCTCGGCACATTCAATGCGAGCTTGAAGGCATGCGGCATTTGCATCGTCACGGTACTTGTCCATTTCGGCCTGCATGTACGCCTTGCGCGTCTCAGCCTCGACAATTGCACTGGAAACGATCTCTGCTGCTTCCAGGCTCGAGTCTTTGAGGACGGTCAGCGCTTGCGACCTCGCCTCATCGAGTTCACGCAGTGACGTCTGCAATGCCTGCTGGGCATCGACCTCGCCAGCGAGTGCCTTGTCGTAGCGAGCCTGCGCCTCGGAAGCAGCTTGCTCGATGCTGCCGATGCGCTCCAGTTCTCCGACCACATCGATCAGCGACTGGAACACCTTTGCGTGTGCGCGTAGGCTATCCAGCGTAGTTTTGTTGATTGCCATGCTTACCTCCGAACATTGAGGGTGACGGTGACTGCCGTGGTTCCATCTCCACCAGAAACTCGGGGCCGGATCCACACAGCGTTTTCCAAAACAGCACGTAGTCCAGAGGTGGTGAAGCTGAGTGCGACACCCTGCGTGTCACGAAGCGTTTCCCAGTGCTGGTTGTCGAGCGAACCCTCGATCAGCACTGTTCCGCCAACGCCGAACGTACCAAAGACCTGGACGGTGCGATCGGCGGTTCCAGAGTGATTGGTCGGCGCGCCATCGTCACCATTGGCGAGATCCCACCGGTAGGACAGATTGCCGCCAACGAGATCGGCCTGTTGATAGTTGATGGTCATTTCTTACCCTCCAATTGCCGCTTGCGGCGTGTTGTATCCGCTGAACATGTCGATGACGTTGGTCAATGCGCTTGGTTGTGACGTCTGAGCTTGAGACAGATTTTTGATTGACTGTGATTGCTTGGCTGCCGCCTCTGCCTGCATCTGCTGCTGCGCTTGCTGCGCCCGCTGCTGGCGGATGATCACGACCTTGTCACTCGGCACAATCAGTTTCGGATCCATACCCAGCATGTCGCTGTAACTGTCGGCCCAATGGTCGGCATCAAATTTGTCCAGCACCTCTGGCTTGAACTGCGCCACGGCACCCAGGTTGCCAACGAATCGATCCACGCTGTTGGTTCCAACTGCTCGCTGGGCCTGCGCCAGCATCGAGACAAACTCGACTGATAGCTCCTGTCCAGCAAGCTCCTGCGGTGCCGGCGGCACGATACCGGCCTCCACCATGCGATTGAAAGTCATGTTGATGAGCGGGTCGAGCAACTCATTGTGGAGTCGCTCCAGTACCGGCCCGAGCATCAGCAACTTCTCCTCATGACGCTCGGCCACCTCGGTTGCCGTCATACGAGCATCCGTTTGGTTTGCCAGCATCAGGAACATGTCCGCATAAAACGACGATGTGATCCGCTGTCGCACGTCCTGGATATCCACCAACAGATGACTGAGGTCGAGCCTGACGTCGTATGCGGTCTGGATTCGAGCCGATGCGCTGTTCATATCGATGAACGTTGACCCACCCGGCAACATGTTTAGGTCGCGTTCCTTCATGCTGCTTGGAATCTGCAACGGTGGGTTGGTCTGCTTGTCGATCACCTCCGCCTTGCGGAGTTGCTCATGCCGCAACTGCTTGATGTCACCGAGTGCCTCCATCGCCGGGCTGTTGCCATAGATGTCGCCACCCGCAACCTGCCACCTCGGTGATAGTCCAACGAAGTCATTGAAACCAGACTCGCGCAGGATCTCATCGCTCTTGCCACCGTACTCGAAATACACCGAGCGGTAAGCCATGTTCTTGCTGTCGAGCTTTCTCGGATCCCTGTCGCTGCGAGGCTCGATCGCGTGGATGATCGTGAACCATTTGTCCAGCGCACCAGATCGGTATGCGCTTTGCACACCGATGCTGACCTTGTCGATACCAAACTCAGCCACGATCTGTGCTGCGGTCATGTCGAACTCGCGGTACAGCGTATTCACCATCCCACGATGATCGACCGCTATTGCATACTCGCCCGTGGTCAGCGAGTAGTGTCGGATCACGTCATTGAAGTCGGGAAGCACAATCGATGAACCGGTGCCGAAAGCACCCAGTTCCTCGTAGATCATGTGCAGCGCACGGTAGGTGTTGGACTTAGCGAACACCCTGGTCATCAGCCGTGTCACATCACTCAGCCACAGTCGCACGTTGCTGCTGTCAGCGAGATCCTCGTCTGGCGTCGTCAGGCGAAACCACGGTCGCGCCGGGGATGTCATGCCAGCCATCATCCCGGCGGCCAGGATGCGCAAACTCTTCGTCCCGGTCGAGTCGTAGATTTTGTTGTGCCGGCGCTCACCGCGATTTCGATCCTGCGTGAAGAATCGACCGGATCTCGGCAGGACGTTGCTGCTGATCTCCTGCCAATGTGGTATCCAGGACGATCGCTCCTGCTTGAGACCTTCCCAGCGTCTCAGAAGATCTTTTCGGCTGACGGTAGGCATTTGATCCATCAAGCGCCCAGACTTGAATTGGTGTTAAGCGGGACACCCGCTGGGCCTGTCAGAAAGGTTGACGCATTGCCACCCTTGTTCGCTGCCATTGCCGCAGCAAGCGCAGCCGTGGGGTCAGCCTTTTTCTGATTCGCCTTGTTCATGGCGCGATCCTGATCAAGGACTGCGGCCTTGGCACGATCCTGAGCCTGACCCGCAGCCTTTGCTTGATCCATGTTGCCCTTGACCGCCGCTGCGGTACTGAGGACTGCCATTGCTGCCGTAGTGAATGCCATCAGATCGTCCTCGTGAAGCACACGTCCTGGACGCGATAGCCCATTCGAGGTAGCAGACCCTCAAGTGCAGTGCCAGGCTTTGCGTGCCAACCAACCATGTGAGCGCCTCTCGCCTTCGCTACTTTCTCGGTTTCGAGGATCAACCTGATCCCAGTCGCACCTTTTCGATGAGGCTTGTCAACGTACAGTATGTCGTTCTGGCAGACGATCAGATCAGAGTAGTGCATGTGATGGGTAACGAAGTTGACCGAATAGCCGATCAACTCGTCGCCCAGGAATGCCCCAATCGAAATCAGACATCCACCCAGCTCCAATATCCGATACCGCTCGACATCCGGTCGCAAGACCATCATTTCCTTGTTGGTCGCGAGTTCTGTCCAGTGACGCTGAAACATGCCCTCGCTCTGCGCCAGGCACTCATCAACCGTGATTTCGCGCATCTCAACCATGCGCGGAATGTAGGTTCAGCGGTCTGCGTTATGTACACATCAGAGGTCGCCGTACGGATCGTAAGGCTTGCTCTGGGTGCGGTGATGGCGCGATATCTCGGCCTGGGAGTATTCCGGCACCGGGAATGCAAATGTGCAGGCTAGAGCGTCGCCATCGTCTGGTGATGCCAGCCCGCGCCTTTTCATGTCCTTCTTCGATTCGAGGATGATCTGGTCGGAGTTTGTGAACCCGTATTCGACGCCTGTAAGGTCGGTTGCCATCATCTCATCGCGCTGCAGGCAGCCGGTGGCAAGCCAGTCCTTCATCCGGCCCCACATCTCCGCCCGCTTGTTGGCATAGCGCCTCGGGTCATCAGCCGCAGATCCGAACTGCACTTCGATCACGTCATAGCCTAGCTGCCGCAATCGATCGACCACACCACCACCAACACCACCACCATCAACGAACGTGACCGCCTTGATCTGCATCAACCTGAGTCTCTCGAGGTGATCGGCAACACGGGATGCCAGTTGCATCGTGTCGAGTTCGCGATACCTCAATGAAGACCATGTGGCCCCGTCTCGACCGAGTCGAGTTCTGATGACGGACTGATCTCCTCCAAAGCGAGCAACGTCAACCCCAACGGTTGCAATTCTTCCGACACTTGATGCCACCTCCGGCGTTCTTCCCATAGCACCATCAACAGTGTCTCGCGGGATGAATTGCAATGACGACGCACGAGGGAACACGCCCCGCACTCGCACTCGGACGAAATCACTGTCTTCCCCGTAGTCGGATATCCACTCATTGATTTGCTCCTTGTTGGTGATCTGCACCGATCGTGAGTCGATTTGCCTGGCGTTCCACCGATGCCGAGCCCCATTGAAGCACTCGAAGAACTTTCCGGTGTTGCGCGTTGGGTTGCCAAACACGAACCACATCGGCTCCCCGTCGGTCATGCCGCCCTCGCCAACCTCCCAGATCTGGTCAGGTACTGCTGATGCCTCATCGAAGATGTAGAACGGTGTGCTGCTCGCTGCATGCAGGCCGGCGAATGATTCGCTGTTCTCTTCTCGACAGGTCTGGGCATCGCACCGCCAGGACTCCGGGTACTGGTTGTGCATCATCCGCATTGCACCCTTGCCGGTCGTGATCGTGAACCAGTGACCGGTGATGCAACGCTTCGTCCACTTCGTGATCTCAGCCCAAGTCTTGGATGACAATTGCTCCGATGTATTGGCCGTTACCACGCCTTTGCAATGCGGCCTGGTACTCATGATCCAGTTCGTCAGCCAGGCGGTGATGGCGGACTTTCCAATGCCGTGACCAGACCCCGTTGCGTGCCGCTGCGGTGATACTGCTCGGGTGCCGTTGAAGGCCCGATCTCGTACACCCTGTCCAACATCATCCAGGAACTGACAGGCCCATTCATCTGGCCCGAATACACACCCGAAACGGCTGGCCCACGGTTCCTTTAGCCTAACGACAGACAGCGACGGGTCTTTTCCCCAAGCGTATGCGTACATCACAAAGCCAAGCGGGTCGTCGTAGAACTGGCCCATGTCCCTGGCTAACTCGCCATTCACGTCATCCATTGCTGATCCGCTTTCGAGCTTCAAGGATGGCAAGCGCCAGGTCTGACTGCGTGATCTTGTCCTCCTTGTCCTCGCGATAGTCTTCAGGGAATCGCGCTGCCATTGACCGCGACCATAGTTGCGGATTCAACTTAGCGCCACTTGGGTCTTGCCACATGCCGGTCATCGCTTGATGCTCCCACCAGGCTAAAGCCAGATCACGCGCATGCGCGATGGCGTTCATAAATTCTGGAAATTCCTTTGCCCAATTGTCCAGGGTGAGGCGGGAGCATCCCAGTTCAGCGGCCATCTGGGCCTTGCTATAACCACGCCCACCGAGATCAATTACGCGATCGCAATACTCTGGGAAGTATTTGGTTGGGCGCCCTACTCTGCGTGGTGCATCGACCAACTCATCGGCCACGATGACGTCGTTTTTCATGGTTCCGTCCTGATGACCTTGAACCGTGCGATGACCTGGGAGCGGCGTTCACCAGAACAGATCTTGGCTGCCGTAGCTCGAGCGATGTCCATCACCATTGCGATTTGACCGAATGACATTCCCTGATCGCGCATCTCGTGGATCAGGTCAACTTCATGGTTTGTCAATTTTGCTCGTTGATGATCTTCCCCGACCCGATGTCCCTGCTCGTTCACCGCCAGTAGAATCACTGCCATGATGGGCCTCCGGTCTGAAGATTTCTGGATACATGCGTCGGTTCATTGCGGTGGCACGTTCGATTGCAATTTTCCTGGCGTTAGGAAACTCGATTGAATTCTGAGTTGCATATGCACGCTTCATCCTGAGCTTTGCGTCTTCAGGAAATGTCATGAGAAATCTCCTGGATGATGCAGTCGAGCCGACCCCACTTGCACGCTGATCCTCGCTCTACGCTGATGGCATCGAGTTGCGAGTCATCGTCCCAGAGTTTTGCGAACGTGATCGCATCGAGCGGCGCTTTGAGCAGGTTGTCTAGATCGCGCCGGCGCTTGTCTGGCGGGTAGGCGAAGATCGATATCCTCAGACGTGCTGTTGGGCTGAATGCCATCTCGGCAAATCTCCCGCTGATGACACGCTCGACAGTGAGACGGTAGTCACGCCCGGCGGCACTGATCATGGTCACGCCATTGACGTTCCGCCAGTACGTGTTGACGGTTGGCGGGAATGGCAGCGATAGCTCGGCGCGACTCAGCATCATGTTGTTTTCCTATCCGCCGTCCAGGACATCACAGCACCATCAGGATCAGACGCAGGAAATGATCGGCACTATCGACCATGTACCAAAGCGCAGCAAACATACAACCAATGACGATGAATCCAGAGATCAAATCGGTCATTATTTGGTCGGCCTCACGGTGCGACTCTACAGAGTCACGCATCAGGAATTTCACGGCATCGTCAATTTCTTTTTCGGTCATTTCTTTCCCCTTCGATGTAGTGGATGCATTTGTGTTCAAGATTTGGATTGAGCAGCATGGCGCTGTCTTCCGGATCAGTTTTTGCGAGTTGGTATCTCTTGCATGTAGATCTGATGACACAGGTGTAATCCCCTCCGATGAGTCTGCCCTGGCACTTGACAGGCCCATCGTCTTGCAGCACTGCAACGTGATCCCCACAGCAATTCGGGCAGCCATGCTTTCCAAGCTCCTGACCGAACTTGTTCCCGCATGCGCAGAAATAAATCATTCCCATGAGAATCGTTCCCGCCCATAACGCAGCATCAGGTACGACTCTTCAGTCGAGAGGGCGCACCCGCATTCGGCGAAGATTTCGTACGTCATCCGGCGTGAGCCGGCCTGCATGGATCTTAAGTGCAGCGTATATGCGACTCGCGACTTCTTTATCTGTCTTTCCTGCGATGCGCTCGAGGTAGGCGTTGACTGGATCTGGCCTTCGGAGTTGTAGCGCAACCACGGCATCGAGAAAATCATGGAGGGTGACTGCGAGTTGTCGTTGCTCATCGCTTAGTCCCTCAGTCCGAGCGCTTGTTTGGCGAACCGGATCTGCAGTGCGCTGAGAGGCTGACCATTCGTCCATAGACTTCCGCTGTTGCGACAGTCGATGATCTTTTGCGCCCATGAGAGATTTTCCTTCGCTTTCGTTGTCGCTACAGAGGCAATGAGTTTCGCTGCCAATTCCGGGTTTGCCTTGGAAACGGGTGCCGGCAGTTCGATATGCTTTTTGGGTATCACGCGAGACATGCGTCCATCGTTCACGCACTCAACGCAGTCGGCCAGGACTTCCGTCCATCGCTTCTCGAGCTGCTGGTAGGGCAGCTTGCGTAGGTCACCGCCGATCACAGTCGCGGCCCAGTAGATCGCCGGATGCGACCAGACGTCAGTGCCATCCTCGTGGCGCTTGCGCATCTCGGTGAGTGCCTCGTCATACGACCTACGGGCATTGATCGGAGGCCTGCACAAATCCCGGAACTCGACCGGCGTCGGCGGAAACTTGCCCATGCGCGACAGCCCGTACTTGATCTCATCGGTGGTCAAGCCCGCGAGGGAATCGCCCCAGGTGGCCGCCAGCACTTCCGGAGGTACATCACGCCACAGGTCAGTCCATCGCGTGCCGTAGGTGGCATGCATGCGCTGAAACAGGCGCTCAACCCACTGTTGCGGGAGTGACGTCGACGATGTCGGATTGGTCATTTCGTTTTTCATAATTTTTCCAGATTGAGCTAGCCACTTTTTTTCGATCCTCGTCGCGCTGGCTTATGCCTGGCGAGGATCGCGCCGAGTGCTGTGACATCCAGCTTGAGTCAAATCCGATCCAACCGCGCTGCATGCAAAGCACCGCGACGGCAGATGCAGACAGGCTGACTTTGCTCGCTTCCGCCTTGATGCCTTCCCATGCGGTTTGTGTCAGCGGTGATCTTTTGGCTTTTCGGTGTGCCAGGAAATCGTTCGCTTCCTGCCCCGACAGTCCATCAGCAATCAGGTCACCGGAAGAAATCGCCGACGAAGTCGAGCGTTGTTTTTTCTTCTGCTTCTGTTCCTGTTCCTGTTCCTGTTCCTGCTTCTGGTTAAGAAAGGGTTCTGGAACGGTTTCTGAAGGGTTTGTTTTTTCCGGCTGATCAATCCCGATGGATTCCCCGCAAACACGCATGAATGCTTGCTTCCAGCCACATTGATCCGGGATCTGCGCGGCCAATTTCACCGCCGACTTCCGCTGGTTCGGGTTTTCTGGTGGATTCCACTCGAGGTGCTTTGTAATCCATACCCATTTCGTGGTTTCGCAACGGTTAGAGAAACCGTTCATTAACAGTTCACTAAACCCTTGGGAAACCCTTTCATTCGACCATTGAAGATCTTCCGAAACGTATCCATCCGGCAGCCTGAACGCACCGATCAAAGTGGTGTGGTGGCTTGTCATGAGGTACAGAGCCAGCATCCGACCGTCGTCGCTGAGATCACGAATGTTCTGAGATGACCAGAACGACGTGAACACTTTTCCGTAGTCACGCAATTGCACCTCCTGTCATGCCTGGTGAAAGGTGACGAGAGCGGCGGGGCCAGGAAACCCTGCGTTCGGTAGCTAACCTAGCTCTCGTCGTAAAACTCATATGCCGCCATGCGGGTGGCTACAAAACCTGCAGAACCCAGTTCCGTCGGTTTTGTAGTGGGCCTGCTCTGTTTGATACTGCACAGATGGCCCTTGCGGCATGTGCGAACCTGAAGCGCGGAGTGCTGTCCCGCATTCTTTTTTTGGGGCAAATGAAGGGATCACGAAAGCACTACCAGTGCGCCACGCAGGACACGCTCGTCGCCGATGATGGACGGTATGTCAAGGTACTGCAATCGCTGGGCCGGGACGTTCTCACGCCACGACTTTCGGATCAACGGTTCTGCCCGGTAGCCCGGACAGTGCGTGATCTTCTCATGCTGGCCGGCAGACGCTGCGGTGTTTTTGCGGACTTTTCTCATGCTGCGCACCTTGCCGGCATTGCGTCGGCCTTGAGCTTTCCACGCGTGATCTTCTCAATGTGGAGCTGGCGCAACCAGGGCACCTTTCCAGCGATCACCCACTCGCTGACACTGCCCTGCCGAATATCCAATGCCTCGGCCAGCTTGACCTGGGTGCCGAAGTGCGCGATTGCCTGCTGCGGTGTCATACATCCTCCGAAAGTTGCACGCACGCTACATGCTAACCTTTTCCAAGTCCAATAGGTTATGCCTATCGATATCTTTTTTCGATAGAAATAATTGTGTTGTTTCGAGAAAAATATACTTGCTGCCCTATTGCAATCGGCAACGGAGCGCCTATACTGATTCCGTGGTCAAGACAACAACCCGGCGGATCACCGCACAACTGGAGAGTGAAATGAAAATTAGCAAAACCGCAGCAATCAAGTCCGCGAGCACGTCAGTGTCGATCCACGGATCTGGCACCAGTTGGACGGTGATCGGCCCGTATCACTCAAGCGAGATTGATGGG